TTCTATTGTTAGTACAACTGATGAAACTACTTTAACTTGGACTGCTGCTACTTTGGTAGCCGGTGTAGGTGGTCCTTTAAAAGCAGCTTCAATCAATGGTGATTCAAATGGTGCTACAGTTTACTCAGATCCTATTGATATGAGTAACTATGATGAAGCAATTGCATTTTTAAATGTAACTGCTCATGCAGGTACTTCACCTACTCTAGATGTCAGTTTTGAATTTTCACCGGATGGTGTTACTTGGATGGCTTCAGGTGATGCTTTTGCTCAAGTTACTGAAACTAATGCTATGATCTTAAAGAGATTAACGGCTAACTTTGGTCAATTTGTTCGTGCTAAGATGATTACAGCCGGTACAAGCCCTGCTTATACTTTGTCATTATATCTAATAGCTAAAGGAGTAAATTAATATGGCAGCCACAGTCTCAATCGCAGAATCAAATGGTGCAGGTGAAACAGTTACCGCTTCAATCACTAATTCAAATATGGGTAATACTGAGGCTGTTAATCTAGATCCTGTAGCTTATCCTGTTACTCCTGGTGATAGAACTTACGCCAAGTATCAAAGATTTAATGTTACTAATATGGGCGGTTCTTCTGCTATTAATAACTTAAAGGTATGGCGCACAGGTGCTTTAGGTGGCGCTGCTACTCATGTTACTAATGCTCGTCTTACTTCTTATGCAGGCGCTCCAACTTACGCTACTCCTGTAAAAACGGCTATTACTGGTGCTGATCAAGCAATGCCTACTTCTGCTCCTGCTACTGCTAATTTGGGTATTGGAGGTTCTCTAACAGCTGCTTTAACTTCTACCGGTTACTCTGATTACTTAATTCATCAAATTGTTACTGATGCCGGTGATACTGCAGGTTCGACTTCTACAATGAACTATCAATATGATGAGGTAGCTTAATATTAAAAGAAAGGTCAATACAATGACTATGCAAGACAATACAATGTACAAATTTTTAAGAGATGGTAAAGAAGAACTAGTTGAGTCTGAGCTATGGAGATGGCAGGCTTATTTTAATGATGGTTATATTTTAGAACAATTTAGTCAAGACGGAGTTTTTCATCAATTTCAAGAGATAGATCAGTCTAAACTTGTATCTTTTAAAATGGTTTCACCAGATTTTAGTCAAGTTTATGTAGTGCCTTTTGATCCTAGTAGAATGAAGTTAATTCATTTCTATAAAAGATTTGGTCTTGGAATTGGTACGCCTGAATTTAGAAAAATAACATTATATTGTTTCGGATACGAATCGAAAGGAGTTAAACATCTAATGGTGATCGTTCCAAATGGTGAAGTCATCATGTGCGAAGATCCTAATATCATTGATGTTACTTAAAAAACTATGGCAGACGCAAAAATTACAGCCCTAACAGAACTTACTTCGGCAGATGGCGCAGATTTATTGCCTATTGTTGATGATGTAGCAGGAACTCCTACTACTAAAAAGATTACTTTAACTAATATAGCTGCTTGGCTAGCTAGTCTTGCTCAAACTTTAGTTAATAAAACTCTTACTTCACCTTTATTTCAGGGTACTGTAGATGGTTGGATTTCAGCTAATGAGTCTTGGAGTTATGCTTCTGCTACTACAATTACTGTACCAAGTGGCGCTGCTAGTAAATATAGAAAAGGCGATAAGATAAAACTTACTCAGACCACTGTTAAATATTTCTATGTTATTGGTGTGGCTGATACAGTTTTGACGGTTGTTGGAGAAACTGCTTCTATTACAGTAGCTAATGCTGCAATTTCTGCTAATTACTATTCTCATGGAGATCCTGTAGGTTTTCCACCTTATTTTACTTGGACTCCAACTCTTACTGGTGGAGAAGCTGATTTATCTGGATACGATCAAGCAGTATATACTATTGATGGAACTAAACTAAGTTTTATTTTTAATGCTGCAAATAGAAATTTGACTGGTACTACTGGTTATATTCAAGTAACTTTACCTGTTACTCCTTCTGTTGTTATGGGTTATAGATCATTTCATTCAACCTTATATCCTGTTGCTTCTAGTTATATTCAAATAAAAGCAACTGCTACTAGTAATTATTTTGGTTTATCTAAAGGTATGACTTCTGAAACTTTTGTTGGAAATGAAACAGGTATATATATTCAGGTAGAGGGAAGTTATTGGATTTAAATTAAGTATTTATATGTATGTCAGATTATTTGCTTTTACTAGAGACTGGCGACAAACTTCTTCAAGAAACTGGTGATTTTATTGGTATTGATGGTATTGGTTATGTTCTAGTAACTAAATCTGCTAAGTATGGAATATTAACCACTCCGGCTGCTAAAACTAAATCTGCTAAGTATTGTACTAGAGCGCCTCCGGCTGCTACTACAAAATCTTTAAAATATACGGTCCTTAAAACTATTTCTGCAATTACTAAATCGCTTAAATACACAGTTTTAAAAACTCCTACTGCTGCTACAAAGTCTCTCAAATATACAATAGTTACTGAAGTATCAATAACTAAAGATTTATCTTATGAGGTTGTTACAACGACTTTTGTAAGAATAGAGAAAACTGTTAAATACACAGTTTTAAAAACTCCTACTGCTGCTACAAAGTCTCTCAAATATACAATTCTAACTAGTGCTAGTGTTACAAAATCTCTTAAATATTCTGTCATTAAAAGTATTTCTGTTACTAAATCTGCTAAGTATACTGTTTTAACAGATACATCAGTAACTAAATCACTTACTTATTTATTATCTTTTCCAAGTAACTCAATTACTAAATCTCTAAAGTACTCAGCTGTTAAGAGTATTGCTATTACTAAATCTTTAAAATATGCGGTCATTAAATCTATTGCAGTTACTAAGAGTCTTAAATACACAGTTTTAAAAAGTATAAGTTTAACCAAATCATTAACTTATAGAATTTTAAAAACTCCAACTGCTGCTACAAAGTCTTTAAAGTATTCAGTTAAACCAACTACTTCTATAACTAAGGGTTTGATATACGGAATTAAGCCGGTTATTACCATCACTAAGTCTTTAAGATATAAGATTGCAGATTTCTTACTTCAAGAAAATGGTGATTTCTTACTTCAAGAAAATGGTGATCGGATTCTAATTGATAATTTAGTAAGAGAGATGAGCGTTGAAAAATCTCTACAATATGCAGTTTTAAAAATTATAGGTACTTTAGATAAAGATCTTAAATATACAGTTAAAACTTCTCAATTAATTCAGAAGCAATCTAAGTATGTAATTCTACAGGGAGTTACTGCAATTACTAAATTGATGGGTTATGCAATCATTAAAGATGGTTATATCTATACTTACTCAGAGAGGGCAACTGTTCACTCAGATAATTACCAAGCAAAAGGTACTGCTCATGTAGATCAATATCCTGCTAAAGATACGGTTCACAGTGATGTTTATAGTGCTAGAGATACAGTCTATAATGAGAATTATCAATATACTGAAAGAGGTAACGAATATACAGATCAATACTAAGGAGTTAAAAATATGCCTCAAGCATTTATACTAAAATACTTTAACGGTGGAATATCAGACTATGAAGATAAGGGTGTGCGCGGTGCATTTAAAGATGGTAAAGCTCTAAGCATTAGAAGGCGTAAAGACAGTTTATATTGTAATCAAGCTCTGATTAACATAGACAGTACTGAAACTCCTGTAATTGATCAGATAGTGCGCTTTAAAGTAATAGCAAGTGATGGTAATACTTACTTCTTTGGAACTTCAAAGATTTATAAATATACTTCAGCCGGTGTACTTAGTCTTGTTTATACTGATCCTGATGGTCAGATTGCCGGTGCTGCTGAATGGTGGATTTCAAACGGTAAGAAGTATCTATTTTGGGCTACCTCAACTAAGTTAAAGTGTAAAGAAATTCCTGGTAATGCTGATTGGAGTGTTGATGTTAATGCTAATGTTGTTGTAGGCGCTACTACTTACACTTATCCTAAAGTTAATTTAACTGCTGCTACTTGGCATACAATGGTAATGGCTAATGGCGCATTGATGATTTGTAATGGTAATTATCTAGCTATGGTTGGTTGGGATGGAAGCTATACAAATGAGGCGCTTAGATTACTACCAGATCAAAAAGCTAAAGCTATTATTGATCGTGATGATTATGTAATAGTTGCATGCGAAACCTTTTCAGGTAGAAAAAATGCTGCATTGTTCTTATGGGAATCTGGATCGCTTAATTATTTAAAGAAAAAGAAAATTCCGGCTGCTAAGATTAATGCTTTGATTGATGGCGAGATTATGCTGATGCAAGGTGATGATGACGGTGAAATCTTCTTTTCAGATTTTGTTAGCTATTTGCCGGTTATCTCTTTTCCATCTGGCGGTCAAGTCAATCCTGAAGCAATTATTGAGGATGAAGGTATTATTTATTTTGGTGTTTATGGAAGTGATGATGCTACTAAAGATGGTGTTTATAGCTATGGTAGAAACAAGAAAAACGGCGAATTTGCTTTAAACTTCGAATATCCTGTTACTTGTGATGAGATTGGAATGTTAGAAGTTATTGGCGGCTTACTTCATGTTAGTTATAAAAGTGGTACTAGCTACAGAATTTACAAGGTTAATACTGCTGCTAAACAAACTGCAGTTTATGAATCTATTGATCTTGCTGCACCTCTTAATCAAAACCTAGAGACTACTAATTGGCTGAATATCGAGGTTCTTTGTAAAGCTTTGCCTGCTAATACTTCAATTGGTCTTAAATATCGTACTAATAAAGCTGATTCTTGGACGACAGCTATGCTTGATGGTGATATTGAGCTTCTAGATGTAGATGATGCAGTTAAAGCTACTTTTGTAGTTGGTGATCTAGGTGAAATCTTTGAGGTCCAAGTAACTCTTAATCCTAGTGTTAATGCAAGTCCTGAGGTTTATCAAATAAGAATATTTTTTGAGTAAAATTTATGTCAGAAATAAAAGAATATCAGCCAACAATAATAGAGTCTAAGAGTTTTCCTGGTGTTGAGCAAGCTACTGAAACTGCTGTAGGTAGTGCAACTAGTGGTTCTAATACTGAATCTCCTACTGAAGTACCAGGTAGAACTTTTCCAACTCAGACAATTGCTAATACAGTAATTAGTGATTCTCTTGATACTCAGTCTAGGCGTATTCTTGATGCTTTTGAATTTGCTAAAAATGGTGCAATTCAAGTAGGTGAATATGAGGACGGCATATCTGGAGATATAAAAATTAGTCCTAATGGTATTGTAGCTAGAAACTCAGATGGTGATACTACTTTTACAATTGATGGCGTAACAGGTGATGCTACTTTTAAAGGTACGATTACTGCCGGTTCACTTATTGCAGGTCGTACAGATATAGGCACAGTTGGCGGTAATGTTTTTATTGATGGTGCAAACAATAGAATAATTATAAGTGATGGAGTAAATGATCGAATATTAATAGGTTATCACTTGAATGGATTTTAAATTATGGCTGAAAGCTATGGATTTAAAGTTTCACCTCCAGGTACAGACGTAAAATCTGTAACTCTCAAAGAAGCTAGGTATGTAAATACAAAAGCGGTGATGAAGGTTTATAAGTGGGGAACTGTTACTTTCACTACTGATGGAAGTGGAAACTATACTTACACGATCCCTCATGATTTAGGCTACGCACCTGCTATTGATGTATTTGTTAAAGGTACTGCAGCTTATCCTTTTTTGACAGCTACTACTTACGCAAACTCATGGTTTCCTATTGGCGGTGCTAACTCTTGGTTTGGTCAAAATGAAGCAGGTGGATTATTTGCTTATTCAGATGCTAGTAATATTTATATTAGATCAGTTGGTGTATTTAAAGGTCAAACAATAACTGCTAAATATTATCTATATGTCGATCCAATTCAAGAATTTGCTTCTACTTCGAATATTGCTTTGACTAATGACTATGGATTAAAAACATCGATTGCCGGTGTTGATGTTAAAGATGGTGAAGAGTATCAAATGAGTGGATCTAGCAAGTATAAAAGCATGCAGTATTTTAAGGAAAGTATAAAAGAAGAAACTTTAACTTTACCTGTTATGTTTGCTAGTTTTTCTGATAAATATGTAGAAGAGGCAACTTATGCAGATTTTCTTCATGGTCTTGGATACGCTCCTTATTTTCAAGCATATTTTATACCTTCAGGAAGTGTTTTAAGAGAAATTCCATATAGTGAAAATGATTTATTTTATGATTCTGGAGTGCTTTACTATAATGATGTTGTTTATGAAGTAAGTGCTTGGTGTGATGCAACTAGAATTAGAGTTACATTTAAAAGAATATCTGCATGGGTAGAACCTGATTTTTATGCTAATAGAACTTTTGATGCTCAGACAATAACAGTTAGAGTAATACCTTTTGCAGAGAATTTAGCGGGATTAAATTATGGCGAATGAATTAATGTTTTTAAATTCTGGTAATAGTAATGATACTTTTTATCATACTGATTCTTATGATTTTTATCCTGAATTTAATACAAATGGTGCTTTTGTAATAGGCAATCATTGGAATTCATCTGCTAACCATCTTGTACCTTCAAAATCAGCTATAAGATTTTCAAATATAACAGTACCTCAAGGATCTGTAAATTATGCAGGTCTTTATTTATGGGTACAATATAATGGTAAAAGCTCAACTCCTAGAAGTGGTAAATGGCAATTTAAAGTTTATTGTTTTGATGAAGATAATACTTCTGATTTTAGTGGAGGTTATCCTTTTGGTAGAAGTTATACTACTGCTTATGAAAATTCAAATAATGATGATGAACCTGATACTGGATATTGGAAAGAAATAAATGTAACTGCAGCAGTTAATGAAGTTTTAAATAGAGGCGGTTGGTCCTCTGGTAATGCTTTAGCTTTAGTTGTTGATCCTTATAATTGTGGTCCTAATAAAAGAGCATCAGATGAAAGTGATAGACAAAGTTTTTTAGTAATAAGAGTATCTGCTGAACCTAATTTTACTCCTACTCCTAAGTCAGTAGCAGCGCCTACTTTTCCTGCTGCAGATAGTTATGGCATGAAGATTAGTTATCCTGGCTATGAAGTCCTAACAGCTACTGAAGGACAACTTTATTTCACTACTAGGAAAAGAGAATATAAAATTATTGCTCAAGGAAAAATAACTACTACTGCCGGTGTTGTTTACAATATTGCTCATGGTCAAAGCTATAAACCTTGTGCTAGAGCTTTCTTTAAGAGTATTTCTAGTGTTAAAAGATATAAAATTCCTAGATTTATACCTGGTGAAATTCAAGATCCTGATGCAGATACTACTAATGGTCAAATAGAAATCGATGCAACTAATGTAAAAATTATGACTACAGATGCTTGTGAAGTTTATTATTATATTTATATAGATGAATTGGCTACCTAGTCAAAAAAGTGATAAGATTATACTATGCCGGAAAAGTCAATTGACGCTTTAAAACTTCTACAGAAATCAGTTAAAGATTTAGAACTCAATTTTTCTATTAAGAAGAAAGAATATCTTAGCTTTTCTACTAAAGCTGATCAGGCTAGAGATAGTATGCTCAGGATTGAAGGCGCAATACAGCAAATTAACCTTTCTATTAAACAATTAAAGGGTGAGGAGATTAAACTATGAATACCGCAGGGGAGATTCAAGCAACACTAAAAAGACAGTTACAGATGGTTTCAAGCTCTATTGTTTTTGCCGATGCTTCACTTCAAGATGAAATTAAAAATGCTTATCTTTGGTGTACTGATCAATATCCTTTTCCGGTCCTAGAGAAATCTAGCTACACTACAGCTACAGGAGATTATTATTTTGATTTACCAAGTCAATATAGATCTGATTATTTAACTAAAGTAGTGATTGATGATAAAGAATATAAACTAATTGATTTTCATGATTGGCTAGAATACAAAAGAAATAATCCTAATAATACTGATGAGCTTCTTGCTGCAGTTTATGGCAGACAATACTTTATTTATCCAACTCCTGCATCTGGAAAAGTAGTTTATATATGGGGAGTTATTCAAGCGGCTGCTTTAGTTTTTCCAGATGGTAAAACAATCTTTTCTGATTCAGAAGCTTCACTTAATGAAGCGGTCATGCGAAAAGCTAAGGCTAATCTATTGGCTAGCAAAAGCAAACAATCTGATGCTGATAAAGAAGAGAATCGCGCAAAAGAAATATTAGCGATTGGTTGGGATAATATTCAATCTCGAAAAGCTAGTTTTCAAAGAAAAGATGCACCTTTTTTTAATGTGCCTGATTTCTTTCCAAATGGTCAATCTCAAGCTTCAGTAAAAAACTTTACTTATCATAGGAATTAAATAACATGGCAAAAACAGCAGCAGAACTAGGAATTAAAGAAAAGAATTTACAAGATAATGGTTGGTATGATGGCTATAACTATGATGCCGCTACTGGTACTTTTGGTGATGTTCGCGGTCAAGCATGGTCAGCTAATAATCCTGCAGCTAAAGGTTCAATGATCTCTAATGAGGTTAATGCTCAATCTGCTGCAGCTCAAGGTAAAACTACACAAGAATTTAATGATTATCTAAAAGGTTCTAATGTTAAAGCTACTAGTACTGCTAAAAAAAGTACTGGTGTTTCTACTGCAGGTGGTGGTGGCGGTTCTTCTCTTAGTGGCGGTGGTACGGCAGTAGCCGGTGGAAGTGCTGCATCTGGATACAATGTAACTGAAACTTATGACAAACTTTATAAAGATCTTGGCATAGATACTTTAAAGGCAGAGGTCCAAACCAAAGCAGATGAAATTACTGCTAGAAGAGCTAGATTAGCTGAAGCTTCTGCAACTATTAATGAAAATCCTTTTTATGCTGAAGCTACTCGTACAGGTAAACTTTCTAGATTAGAGCAACAAGCTCAAACAGATATTGAAAATTTAACTAGAGAACAAGCTTTATCACAAGCTAAGATTGATGAGGCTAATCAACAACTTACTACTAAAACAAATCTAAATACTCAACAATATCAGATAGATAGACAAGCTGCTGCTGATTCAGTTGCTGAACTTAATACCTTAATTTCAAGTGGTGCAGATATGAGTAATATTAATGTCGGTGATTTTGCTGCTAGGACCGGCATGAGCGCTGATACTATTAGCGCTTTAGTTGCTGCTTCACAGGCTGCAGAGATTAAGCCTACAGTCGTTCAATCTACTGATGATTCTGGTAATGTTACAGTTACAGTAATTGATCAAAATACAGGTGCAATTGTTGGTCAGCAAAAACTAGGTAAAATTGGTAATGCAGAAAATTCAGGCGGTAGTAAAGCTACTGAAGGTGAAGTAGCTAGATATTATACCGAAACACTTAGAAATTATGTTAAAAATGGTGCAGGTGTAAGAGATGTATTTGCTAATTTTCAAGGTCTAATTGATCCTAACCAAATAATTCAAATCTATAATGCAACAAGTCCTAATGGTCCTGCAAAAGAAACAACTACTGAATTATCACAATTGGGAGTAACAAGTTATACCGGACAAGAATAAAATATGGCATATCGAGATCCTATCCTTGAAGCCAGATTACAAAAAAATGTAGCCGGAGCTTCAAATCAACAAGCACCAACAATATCACAACCTGTTAGAATTGGTGGTTTTTCTGATCCCATGTTAGAGGCAAGATTAAAAACACCTACTCAAAGGGTTACTTTACCACCTTTAACTCCTATACAAACTCAGCCGGTCCAACAAACTAAACCAAGTTTATTAGATAAAACTAGTAAATTCTTTGGTATTAGTACAGGTGAGTTATCTGGTCTTGGTACTAAAGTTAAAGATTATGTTTCTACAATTCCTCAAAATATTACCAATACACCACAGTATTTATCTAATCTTGGTAAGAATACTTTAAATAAAATTAAAGATGTTATTGCTAAGGAGTCTGAACAACAAAAAGTATATAAAATAGATAATAGCATCCCAGATTATCAGGCTTTAGATTATGACCAAATTCGTGATTATAGCTCGATTGGTATGTTGAATACTGTTAAGCAAGATTTTGAAACTGATCTTAAAAAACTACAATCTAAACAAAACAAATCCTCTATAGATAATTACAGAATAAAAAACATTCAAGGTACAGTTGATCAAATAAATGAAACTCTTGCATTACCACCAGAGGAAAGAAGAAAGAAAGAAGCTTTAATTAATGGTTTAGCATTAGGTAGAGTTTCTAGTGATTTAGCTGCTTCTGTTCTTGGCGCTCTTGAAGGTGTAGCTGATTTTATTCAATGGCGTGCTGATAAAGCTGAAATGGGTAGTACATCAAAATTTAGTGAAAATACTGCAAATAAATTAAATGAATGGGCTAAAGAAGTAGCACCTAATAATCCTAATCTTGCAGATGAGATTATACAAGGCGCAGGATCTACCCTAGCTTTTTATATTCCTGGTGCAGGTGTTGCAAATATTACATCAAGATTAGCTACTATATCACCTAAGATTGCTACTCTATTTGGTGTAACTGCTTCAGCAACTATGGAGGCAGCTACTGAAAGTGGTAATACTTATGTTAGTATGCTTGACTCAGGATTACCTAGAGAAGAAGCTGATTTAGCTGCTAGTAGAGTTTTTGCAGGTAATATTATCTACAACATGATTAGTGATAAAGTAGGTTTATTTGGCGATTCAGAAGGTCTAAAGAGAATGTTTACTACTGCTTTAGCAGAAGGTAGTCAAGAGGCTTTTCAAGATGGATTGCAAGCAGTATCGCAAAAAAAAGATTTAGATCCTGATCAACTTGCTAAAACTTTCTTTATTGGTTCAATTGTTGGAGGTGGTCTAGGTAGTGTTATTCAAAATGCTAGCGTGAGTGAAAACATTAATGAAGATGATAAAAAGAAATTAGCTGATTTTGCAGAGAAGATTAGGAAAGTAGAAAATGGTGAAGATCCTGAGATGCTTGGCTTTGAGTTTGTGAATAATGAAAAACCTAAAGCTAACTTTGTAGATCCTAAGGTTTATGCTGAATCTATTGGCGGCAAAGTAGGTGATATTAAAAATGTAAATGATCTAGAGATTCCTGAATACTCTAAAGGTCAAATTAGCCAACAACAAGTAAATATAGTTAAAGAGCAAATTAGAAACGGCGATAAGATCGATCCGGTAGTAATTGATGTTAAAGGTAATGTTTTGGATGGCGCTCATAAGCTAACTGCTTTTAAAGAAATGGGTGTGCAAGATATTGCTACTGTAGTTAGAGAAGAAGCAGGCGCTGCTAAATTTGATTATAGCTCTACTCAGCTAGATCTACCTGCTGATACTGCTAGTAAGATTACTGAGTTTGCTAATTCAATTCCTGAGAATGATTTATATAAAGATCCTAAAGCCAACTATGGCGCTCAAGTAACAGGTAGAGAGAATGAGCCTCATATTACTGTTTTGTATGGTCTTAATACTACTAATCAAAATGAAGTGAGAAATTTAGTAGAAGCAGAAAAACCTATTGAAGTTAAGATGGGTAAAGTGTCTGCTTTTGAAACTAATGATAAATACGATGTTTTAAAAGTTGATGTAGTTAGTGATCAGCTTGCTAGTTTAAATGCTAAATTAGACAAAGCGCTAGAAACTCCTGGTAAAACATTTGATGAGTACAAGCCTCATGTTACCATCGCTTATGTTAAAAAAGGTGAAGGTGCTAAATATGTAGGTGATACACGTTTTGAAGGTCAAACTATTAAGCTAAATGAATTAACCTTTTCAAACAAGACAGGAGAGAAGGTAACAATTCCATTCATCGGAAAAACAGCCGAAAAACAGGTAATTAAAGAGGTCGACCAGAGTAAAAAAGATGTAAAAACTGAGGATAAAGCGCCTCAAATGGTGGCTGATACTGAAGAGTTGCTTAAAATCGTAGATGGTGGTGGCTTTAGGACTGCAGAAGAAATTGATAAATTAAAAAGAGACATAATAGCAAATGGTATAAAATTTCCAATTGAGCTAATTGAAAAAGCTGATGGCAGTTTTGTAATCAATGATGGCAATCATAGAATCCAAATTGCTAAAGATTTAGGTATTAAAGAAATTCCTGTAGAAATAGTTAGGTCCGAAAAGAAATCTACTAAGAAGTTAGCTAAATCTAGATTAAAAGAATATCCTAGTGTTTATGCCGGTCTTGCTAGTAAGGGCGCAGAGAAAATTCATAACTTTGAATTACGCAAACCTCCTGTCAAAGGTACTGAAGAATTTAAACTACATAAAAAGATAGTAGGCTTGATTAGAAAATATGCGCAATCGATTGGTGAAGGCTATACACCTCGTAATGCTCTAGGTGTTTACTTTGCTAAGACTAAAAATATCCGCATTAACAATACTAATAATGTTACAGTTGCAGCTCATGAGATTGCTCATTTTCTTGATTATGCTAATGGAATTACTGACAAGCTTCTTGCTGCTAAAGATGGTCCTATTAAAAATCAAATTGAAAAGATCTATCAGCAATATTACCCTACAGCTAGACCAAATCATGAAGCTAGATTACAAGCTCTAGAAGGCTTTGCTACTCTACTTCAAAAATATACTGAGCAACCAACTACAATTACTCAAGAATATCCTGATCTGGTTAAAGAGTTTCTAACTCCTGAAGGCAAGTACTATGTGCCTGTTATGGGTGAAATTGTAAAAGATTTAAATCAAATGATTGGCGAGTATCAAGACCTAGCGGCTCTAGATAAGATCGGCGCTAGAGTAACTAGTGAGGGTACTAATGTTGATAAGCCTAGCTTTTTGAATTTCTGGCAAAAGTTTAGAACTCAAATTGCTGATCAAGTTTATCCTGTAGAGGTCCTAGCTCAAAAGGGTAAAGTTGCTTTTACTAAAGAAGATCCTAGTTTATGGGTGCGCGCATACAATGCAGTAAGTGGAATTATTAATAATAATATTTCTACTGATAGAGGCTATTGGTCCTTTACTGATTTACAAAATGGTTGGCAAAAGAAATATGATTTTAATTGGAAGTCGTTAGTCGAGAGTACTCAAAGAAGAGGCATTACTGATTCATTTAGTAATTTCTTAGTAGCGAGGCGTGAATATTACATGTATCAAGAGCTTGATCAACTTCAAGCTAAAAAAGATGTCATAGATAAAATTGCTAAAGCTTTTGATAGTGTTGAAGCTGATGGCATGGCTAAATTTGATAGAGATATGAAAACTACTCTATCTGAGGATTTTGGTATTGATCTAAATGAAATTTCATCAATTGAACAAGCTAAGGCAGGTATTAAAGCTTTACAAGAGAGATTTACTCAAGCTTATGATGAGCAAAAAGAGATTCTAGATAATGATAATTTTAAGCGTGAAGATATTGATGAGGCTTACAAAGAAAACAAAGAGCGCTTCAAAGATGAAGAAACAATGTTTGATGCCTTAACTAGGGAAGATCTTAATCTTCTGTACAATAAAGATGTTCAATTAATCGATGCTAAAACTTATAGCCAACTAAAGAATCAAGAAGGCTATGCTTCATTTAAGCGCCAATTCTATGATGAAATTGTAGGTGATAATGATGCGCCAGGATCTGTAAGAGTAGGTAATACTAAAGTTTCTTCTCTAATTGGTCGTAAAGGTTCTGAGCGTACTATCATTAATCCTTTGTACTCAGCGCTTGCTAATCATAGTGAAATCGTTAGAAAGTCCATGAAGCAGGTAGTTTATAACCAAATTGGTAAACTAGGTACTTCGGCGCTCATGCCTAATCTAATGCAGGTCGTACCTATTAAAACTGCTAAACAAGGTGAAAAGATTATTTTTCCTCAAGAAAAAGATACTAATATCATCATAGCTCGTCAAGATTATAAGAGAGTACCGGTCCTGATGGATGGTGAGGTTAAAGCTATTATTGATAGCGTTTTAACTCATGCAAATATTGATGTCTTTACTCAACTCTACACCGGCTTGTCTCGTATGTTTACTGCAGGTACTACCGGTATGTATATTCCATTTGCTTTGACTAACTTTATGGTTGACCAGATTACAGCTACAGCAAACTCATACAATAAATTCAAAGGTCTTTATTCACCAATGAAAGAGATGATGAATGTAATTAGAAAAAAGGGTGGTCCTGAAGCTAAATACTATGAAGAGTATCTAGTAATGGGTGGAGAGCGACAAACATTTACTGGATGGCAAAAATTAGAACCTAAAGATTTATTTAAGAGAATTAACGAAGAGAAATCTAAAATGGAAAAAGCTATTGATGCTATGCAAAAAGGTATCGATATTTTATCTATCCCTTCAGCTAAATCAGAAATCTTTACTAGAGCTACTGAATATATTAATGCTCGTAAAGCCGGTAAGTCTCAAATCGTATCACTTGAAGAAGCAGGTCGTGTATCAGCGCCTTTCCATCATATTGGTGCTTGGGGTGCTAAAGAAGGTCAAAAGTCTTTAGGTCAAACTTATGTAAGAGGATTACCATTTTTTAATGCTAGTATTCAGGTTCTAGATCAGGCGGTTAGAGTTGCATCTACTAAAGAAGGCGCTAAAAGAATGATGTTTATAACTGCTGCAATAACAGCTTCTTATCTAGCTGCAATCATGGCTATGATGAATGCTACAGATGACCAAAAAGAACAATACAAGGACCTAGAAGCTAATGATCTTGCAAGTTTTATTTATTTTCCTAACCCATCAGGAGAGGGATTACTTAGACAAAAAATGTCAACGACTTTTTCTATACCTGGTACGGTAATTAACATGATTATTGCAAATAAAATGTTCTCTACTAACTATGGCGCTAAAGATGTAATGCAGGCTGCTACTTCATTCTTACCAAGTCAGCTTAATCCTACAGATCCAACAGCCATGATCTTAGGTTGGATTCCTCAAGTTTTTAAGCCTGCTACTCATGTAATATTTAATGTTAAAGAATATCCTACTGTTACTTCTCTAGTGAGTATGGGTTTACAGCGCAAGCCTCCTGCTCTTCAGTACAATGAAGGTACTTCTGCATTTGCTAAGAAACTTGGCGAGGCTTTAAATATTTCACCTATTAAAGTTGATTATTTATTAACTGGTTATTTTGGTAGATCTTCGGGATATTTAACCGGTAAACCAGGTATTTATAATCCGGCTACTTCTATTATGCGTGATTACTACTTTACTTCAGGTAAAAGGGTTCGTGAATTTTATGATCTTAAAGAAAGTAATGATGGTGAATATACAGCTTATCAAAACTTAGAAAAAGGATTTGAGACTTTACCAAAAGATAAAGTTAATGAGATTTATAGAGTTAAAGCT